ACCTGCAGCACAAGGTAGCAAAATTAGAACACGCTACGGAATGAGAGAAGCTAGTGAATTTGTAGCTCCGTGGCGAAACCAAATAGTTTCTGCTTGTATTGAGCAAATAATTAACGAGGGCGAAATCATAACTTGTCCTGTAAGAGTAGATATTAGATTTCAATTCCATAGGCCAAAAGCACATTTTGGTACTGGTAAAAATAAAAATCTTGTTAAACCTTCTGCTCCTAGATTTCCTTCAAGCAAAATTATCGGAGATATTGACAAGCTTTGTAGATCTACTCTTGATGGTTTGTCTGTGCCAAGTGGCGGTATGCTTCTTGAAGATGATTCTTTAGTTGTAAAATTAAAAGCAAGTAAAACTTTTATAAAAAAAGAATCAGAAACAACCCATCAGGGTGCTTGGATAAGAATTACTAAATTATGAACGTATTAGTTACTGGCGGTGCAGGTTACATTGGCCTTAATGTTTGTGCCGAACTTTATAAAAAGGCTCATAAACCAATAATTTATGACAACTTTTCTAACAGTAATATTTATGGTGTTAAACAACTTGAAAGAATGATTGGTAAAGTACCTGTCATTGATGAAAACTTAATAAATCTACCAAAAGTTGTTGAAGTTTTAGATAAGTACAACATTCACGCAGTTATACATTTAGCAGGTTGGAAGTGTGTACCCGAATCAGAAGAAATCCCATTGTGGTATTACTTCAATAATGTTGCTTGCTCAATAATTCTTTTTAATGCAATGAAAAAAGTAGGTTGTAAAAAACTTATTTTTTCTAGTTCATGTGCTGTTTATGGAAATCCAATACAGCACCCTATATCTGAATTACATAGAACACAGCCGATAAGTACATATGGAAAAACAAAATTAATAGTAGAAAATATACTGCAAGATTGGTATAGAACTGACAACAGTATGCAGATTAATTTACTTAGATACTTTAATCCTATTGGTGCAGTTATCGTTTTAGGTGATACTCAACCAAATAAACCTAACAACTTATTGCCATACATTTCACAAGTTGCACTAGGCAAACTTGATAAATTAAAAATATTTGGCAATGACTACGAGACTTATGACGGAACTGGCATACGAGATTATCTGCATATAGAAGATCTTGCTTATGGTCATGTTGCTGCACTTGAAATGCTTGAGCCAGAATGTAATATATATAATTTAGGCACAGGATATGGTCACAGTGTTCTTGACATAGTTAAAAAATTTGAAGAAGTAACAGGTATAAAGATACCCTATGAATTTGCACCAAGAAGGTTTGGTGATTGTGCTATTGCTGTTGCAGATGTTGAAAAAGCTAGAAACGAACTTGACTTAAGATTTGACCATTATGATTTAAGTTACATGATTGCTACCGCTTGGGATTTTCAAAAAAGATTTCCTAATGGATATGTTCCGTAATAAGTATATATATCAATAAAGGTTGATACAGACAAGTTTTATTGATATATTATAAATGCCGACACTTATTTTTATGTCTGAACAAAATGATGAGCAAACTTGGAAACTTGTCGAAAAAGAACCAATCAAGAAAGCCACACCAAAACTTGCAAAAGCTCTTGCTCAATTTCAAAATGTACACGCAAACGCAGTCCGTGATGCAGCAGGTAACTTTGGCTCGTATGTTTCATTAGCTGAAGCAGAATTAGCTGTTTCACCTGCAACTCAACATGGTATATCCCACACTTTCATTATTGAAAGTTCAACAGATGTCAAAGATCAACCAATTATTTGGATGGTCTGTCGATTAATGCACGAATCTGGTGAATTTATTGACTCAAGACTTCCAATAATTACAGAAAATCAAAGAGGTCAAAACATCTACCATAAAATGGGTAGTGCTATCACTTATGCAAGAAGGTATTTATTATTAGCTGCATATGGTTTAGGTCAAGCTGATGATGAGGCAGATGCTTTTAGTCAAAAAGCTGCTGACTCCGACAATACAGGTAAAGCAAAAAAGTCTAAGACAACTAATTCCTCTATAAACTCGGGTTCAAAAGTAACACCAACTCTTGCACCCGAAGGCAAAACAAAACTTTCACAAGATGAGTTTGATTTGTTAAGGGCTGAATTAAATTCTAGACCTGATAAAGCAGAGATTATGAAAAACTTTAAAAAGACTTATTTTCCGTCAAAAGATAAAGTTCTTGCAACTGATATTGAGTTCAAAGAACACGAAGCATATATAAGAAAGTTTATGGTATGAAGTCTGTCTATAACGCTTATGTCATAACTGCAAAGCTTCAACCAAAACTTTATAGTAAATTTTGGAAATACTGTAAAGAAAATAATCTGAATAAAAATTCAGCAATCATCAAATTACTTAATTCACACCCAGAAATCAATGGCACAAACACAAACTAACAAATTTTCGCTGTGGTTTAACTGTCAGAATGACGGAGCAAATCACAAATATTGGGCAGTTTCTGAAATAACTGTCGATGAAATATTAAAACTTTACGACTTCGCAATGGATGAAGGTAATCTTATTAAAGATTATAAAGGTAATAATGCTGTAAAAATTAGAGCAAATATGATGCCTGCTACATCAAAAAGCGGTAATCAATACATGAAGATGGTTATATCTGATTATCAACCAAAACAAGATGATGATTCAGAAGATGATGAATTTTAAGAAAATTTCTTTAAAAATTTTCTTATTTTGCTAGGTCTAAATTCAATTTTTTCTTCCAATTCAACAATTCTTGCTAATGCTGCACCAAGAATATAATCGTGGTTAGCATTTTGCTTTGTAACTGCTGCGGCATAGTCTTTTAATTTTTCTATGTCTTGGC